CCAACGAGAACGAGTCTGACCAGGTCCCGAGCTATGCCGCATGGCAGGTCTACGATACCAATGGCAACTATGTGCCTGTCAGCGTCTCTCTCCCCGGCTCGACCGGCAGCAATGTCACGGTAAACGTCTTTGACGACACCCTGTCCTCCCCTGCGGGCACCGGCGTGCTCGACACGCAGGCCATCGGCGGGGCGGGCACGGATGCCATCACCTTTGACATCGCCAAGGTAGGGGGCGGGAAGCGCACCCTCGCGGACTTCTACGCCCTCCTCCAGATGAACATCCCGACCCTGGACGCGGGAACCCTGGTCGCCCTGGCCCCGGTCCTGGCAGGCTCCCCCCCGGTCCTGAGCGACATGTACCCGGCCCTCTACCAGCTCCAGGGCGGGTTCGGCCCCAGCACCAACACGGTGTTCAAGGTCGAGCATGTCCCCATCGTGGACGGCAGCGGCGGCGGCGTGGTCACGACCGACCCGACCAAGGTCACGGCAACGGTCAATGGCAGCACCACCGTCAACCCGGTCATGGCAGTGGACGGCCTGCATGGCCTCGTGACCCTGACCCACCCCGTGGAGTCAGGCAGCACGCTTACCCTGAGCTACTACACCAACACCTACCAGAACACCTACGACATCATCCCGGCGAACAACGTGTCGTCCGTCATACAGGTAGGGCTGGGCCCCAACCGGACGGACTTCATCGAGGATACTGACTATACCCTCGGCACGGACGGCAACGGGAACGACACCATCAACTGGGGCGCAAGCTCCGCGACAACGGTCGGCACCTCCACCACCGGCTATACCCCCTTCGGGCCGACCCAGATACTCACGACCGTAGTGGACGAGAGGGTGTTCCTGCGCCTCTGCACGGGGGCCAGCAGCGGCTCCAACCTAGTCTTCACGCTCCCGGACAACCCGACTGACGGCACCGGCCAGGGCAACGGCCCTGGGACCGTCACCGATGACCCGACCAAGATACAGGTCTATGTCGGCGTCAACCCCGTGGAGGCCCTGGAGAACTACCTGCCCGGCGAGTCCGAGCGGGTCATAGCCCTCTCCGGCAGCACGAGGCACTTCACCCTCTACAAGCCCCCCCTACTGGGCCAGAACGTCTACGCCTCCTACTGGCGCAGCACCCTGAACGACCACAGCTACACGGTCAAGGTCTCCAACCCCGGCATCTCGGGGCAGGGCACCTACACCATCAACGACGAGGTCGGGAGGGTGCTCCCGGTCGTATCGTTCAATGCCGGGGCAAGCTCCGTCCACCAGAGCGGCGAGTTCGCCCAGCAGGGCATCATCTGGCCCTACAATTTCCCCGACCTGTACGACTCCCCAGGCGAGGTGGACGAGACTGTCACCCTGACCTTCCAGGACGACGGGTATACCCGTGACGTGGACCCAGGGGCGCAGTCCTACCTCACGACCCAGGGCATCCTGTTCTTCTGCACCACGCCCGGAGTCGGCGGCAATGCCATAAGCGTGGCGTTCAACACCACCGGGACCTATGGAATCACCAAGGTCGGCAACGCCATCACCTTCAACGGCGTCACCACCACCAACCAGGTCATCACCCTGGCCGGTTCGGGCATCACCACCACCTTCGGCACCGTCCTGGCCCAGCTTGTCACCGTGGGCACCATCAGCACGGCGGCGGCCGTCCACCTGGACGGCGGCGTTGACCCGGCCGACCCCCAGCCATACTCCCTCCGCTACCTCGTCACCTCCTCCAGCCCGGACGGGTCCAGCGGCGAGGGCTACCTCGACCAGACCTACATCGACGAGAACACAGGGCTCAAGTTCACCATCGTCAGCCCGCAGGATGCCGTCCCGGACTACGGGTGGCAGAGCGTCCCGGTCCCCTACACCTTCGAGCCGGGCGACTACCTGGTGTTCCAGGTCAGCAGCGAGCAGGTCCGCTACTCGGGGTCTACCTACTTCCCGTACAGCGATGCCCAGCCCAACAACCTCGTCTGCATCGCCGGGCTCAACACGACGGTGGTCACCACCTTCGGTGCCAACACCGGCGACACCGCCATCATCCAGACCTTCAACAACTCCGGCAACCAGCCGGCCATCGGCGAGTACTACTACGTCTCCTTCCAGACCGAGAAGACCCCCGCCGACATGGCCATCACGCTGTACGACAGCGCCAGCAAGGCCTACTCGGCCTACGGGCAGCCCACTACCGTCAACCGCCTCAGCCTGGGCGTCCAGCTCATGACCGAGAACGGGGCGCAGCAGTTCGGCTGCATCCAGGTCCCGAAGCAGCCGGGGCTAGGCACTGCCACGGACGCCAGCTTCATAGCGGCCATCCAGACACTCGCCACGGCGCTCCCAGGCACCACCCAGAAGGCCAATGTCATCGTCCCGCTGAGCACCAGCACCTCGGTCCACCAGTTCCTCAGCCGCTTCCTCATCACCCAGGCGAACGTGAGGAACAAGGGGGAGGCCATCGGGTTCGTGGGCTACTCCAGCACTACCACCTCGGCCCAGGCCAGCGCCAACGCCGTGTCCCTCAAGAACGCCAGGATGCTGGCCATCGGCATGCCTGCGGCGGCGATACTCCTGACTGACTCCCAGAGCGGCATCCAGCTTGAGTACGCCGTGTCCGGCGAGTTCATGGCAGCCGCCATGGCAGGGCTGAACACCAACCCCGCCAACGACGTGGCCACTACCCTGACCAACCAGGACCTCGTCGGGTTCAGCAGGCTGCTCGTGCAGTACGACGACACCACCATGAACCTGATGGCATCGAACGGGCTCATCTGCCTGACCAACAACAACGGGGCGCTCTACATCCGCCACTACAAGAGCACCGACCCGAGCAACCCCATCACCTCGGAGCCGACCTGCACCACGGTCACCGACTACGTCTGCCAGCAGTTCAGGGCGGACCTCCAGCAGTTCATCGGCAGGAAGCTGGTGGACGGCCTGACCACGGACATCGCGGTGGTGTGCAACGCCAGGCTGGTATCCCTCGTGAACAACGAGATAATCACCGGCTACAAGGACCTCACCGTAATCCCGGACCCGACAGACCCGACCACGGTGGACGTCACTGTCACGTTCAAGCCGATGTTCAGCCTGCTCTACATCTCGGTCACCTTCACCGTGACCACGACCCTGTAAGGGAAGGACATGGGGGGAGGGGGCAGCACCCTTCCCCCCATAGCGACAAGGCGGCAGAATGCAGATAAACCCGGTCGTAACCCAGGCAAACGGCGTCATCAGCGTCCGCCTCCAGGCCTTGTTCATCGGCGACACCACGGACCTGTCGGACAAGGCCCTGATTGCGGCATACGGGGACCCGCAGGTATCCCTGGTGGGGAACGGCACCTTCACGGGCCCGGTCCCGGAGGCCAGCCCCCCGGCCACCTTCAGCTTTACCTTCCCTACCAGCGAGTTCTACGTTGGGATTACGACCAAGATGTCATCGAACACCGTGAGGTTCATGACATCGCTCCCGTCCACCCCGGCCCCGGTGGGCAGCCCGGTACACTCCTATACGCCGTGGTGCAACCCCAACTCCCCTGCTGGCATGCAGGGGCCCCTGGACTGCATCACCATCTATCCGGCGGCCGCACTGGACATCTGGTACTCGGCGATGCTCAACGAGATTACCGCGGCCCTGACGGCGCTCAGGAACCAGCCGCTTCCAGGACCATTGACGCCAGTGGACATTTAGAGGAGCCAAGATGAAGTCGAACCTGATAGCCCGCCGCAAGAAGGCAGCCCTGGCATCCGCAGGGGCCGACCCCTGGGTCACCGACCGGGACGGGACGGAGGCCAAGCCCCCGGAGACCGCAGAGGTCCCCCGTCTGGCAGCCAAGTCCAAGACTGCCCAGCCCGTGCCGGGCGCAGCGGGTGCTCCTCCGGCCGTGCCGCCAGCGGCCCCTCCTGCCCCTGCCGCCCCCCCTGCCCAGCGCAGCAGCGGGATGGTTGACCTGACCCAGATATCCAGCGAGGGGCTTGCCAAGATGATAAAGGCCCTTGCTGCCGTCAACGACCTGCTGAACGATAAGGCCCTGCTGGCAGTCATCCAGGCGGCCACGGCGCTCCTCAAGGGGCGTCCCGCCGAGCCCGAGGCACCCGCCACCGCGCCTGCCGCCGCCGCCCCCAGGGCGGCATCGGGCAAGAAGGCCTGGAGTGGCGAGGACATGGAGATGGCCGACCTCAACGTGCCCTCCTGCAACCAGTGCGAGATGCTTGCTATCAACGGCGTCAACTGCCATGAGACCGGCTGCCCGAACGAGGGCAAGACCTGGTCCCCGGAGCGCCAGGAGTGGGTACGCTACAACCCTTGCCCCGAGTGCGGCAGCGATGTCGAGGAAGGACAGGCGTGCGACTGCCGCAGCGGCAACGATATGGCACCTAACATGGAGCGCTTCTGCCTCGGGGGGCTGAACATCGCCTCCTTCGAGAAGGAGGCGGTGACCCCCCCGGACATCAGCGAGAAGACGATGCACGAGCTTAAGGACGACCCCAGCATCGACGAGCCCTATGCCGTTGCCTGGAGCATCCACAACAAGAAGAAGGAGGGGAGCGCCTTCGAGGTAGTCGCCGTCCGCAAGGACGCGGCCGCCGAGGGGAGCTGGTGGATTAACGTCCACGAGCAGACCGGGGACATCGAGGAGTCCGGGGGAAGGACCCCGGAGGTCGAGGAGGCCCACGGCAAGGTGGACGAGAAGCCTGCCAAGCTGGACCGCCCCGAGACCACCCTCCCGGAGAAGCTCGGTGCCGAGTCTACCTGCATCGGGCGCGACTGCGGCAAGCAGTTCGACAAGTCCAAGCCTGAGTCGCGGGACACGAAGACACTGCGTAGCTTCTGGCAGAAGTACTGCCCGACATGCCGGACCAAGGGGAATGCTGGCGGTTCACCAGTCGAGGAAAAGAAAGCAGCCTCGGACCCCATGAAGGCCAGCACGGCGCTCAAGAAGGTGGAGACCCTGGCCGACCGCCTCAAGGAGATGTACCTGGACGCCAAGGCGGTATGCGATGCCAACGACTCCCGGCCTGTCCGGGAGGCGGTAGAGGCGATATACCGGGCGTACGGCCTGCTCGGAAACGCCGCCAAGGTCCTGGGAAAGCAGGACATGCAGGAGAAGGCCGAGGCCGATGCCGTCGAGGCGAAGGGCAAGGCGAAGAAGAAGGGAGGCCTGCTGGACAGCCTGGTGCTGGCCGGGGCCGAGTAGGCAACCGCGAGCAAAAGGACTTCCGGGGCTTTGATTAGACAGGAGAGGGAAACATGGCACAGGGTGGTTACATCTACGAGCAGGGGGCGAGCCCCCAGACAGAGTCCGTCATCTCGTCCCGCTTCAAGATTTTCACCGACATCGTCGGCGTCGGCAAGTTCGTGAAGCTCGGGGTGACGTCCCAGTTCAACATCTCCGAGACCAGGACGGTCGAGGCGGTGCGCGGGCTCGGGTACGGCGACCAGGTTGCCGAGCTGGTGCCCGGCGTCACCGAGCCGCTGAGCATCACCATCCAGCGCACATGCCTCTACCTCGCCAACATCATGCAGGTCCTCGGCTACAAGGCCGGGGTCTCGGGCGGCGTCCGCTCCATCCGTCACCACAGGTGGCCGTTCGACATCAAGACCGAGATTGTCTTCAGCCAGTTGGCCTCCACCGACCCCAGCAACGCGGCCGGCGTGGGCGGCGGAACGCCCGACCTGACAAAGGCGGACATCCCCAACGAGGGCGGGTTCAACAACCTCGGCAACCCTGGCCTCTACGCGGTGGCCACAATCTACGAGGGCTGCTGGATTAGCAACTACACCACGGGGTACGTCATCGAGACGGCGGCGGTCAACGAGAACGTGACCATCTCCGTCACCGACATCTTCGACTGCTCCGGCACGGTGTACGGCGAGTTCCTCGACTCGGGCCTCGGGCCGGGCGATGCCACTGGCCAGAGCTTGCTCTACACCATATCCTAAAATCAGTATTAAGCCCCAGTGCTTGAGCCCTTTGCGGAGGTATGTACGGATGCCAGGGAAGGTAACCCGCGAGCAGGCCTGGGTGAACGTGTCCCCGTCCCGTAAGTGCTGGAGGCTGGTCTACAACACCAGGAGCAGGAGGGTCTTCATCCTCTTCGAGAAGGAGGGCTTGACCAAGACGTTCCAGGCCATGTTCTGCTCCGACCCCACCGACGGCGGCCCCGGTTCCGTCACCAGCAGGGAGGGCAGGGAGCAGTGCCTAGGGCGTGCCAAGGCCCTGGGGCTGGAGTTCCGCATCGCCCATAATCCTGCCGCCTGATGTGTATCCTGATGTATACTATACCTGGGAGGATACACCCGCATGGCAAAGACCCTCACGATAGGCAAGGCACCCCGCCTCGCAATCTCCAACGTCAATTCGCACCGTGGCATGGAGGGGTCTACCCTGGACGCCGACCTCTACCTGGACGGCAAGAAGGTCGGGTATTGCCTCGATGACGGCAACGGCGGCGGGATGCGCTTCGAGTGGAGAATCTATGACCCCAAGCCGGAGCTGGGCAGGACGTACAACCCCGCAACGGCACCGGGAGAGGCCGCACAGAAGGCGCGGGAGCGCCGGGACGAGGTGGAGCAGTACATCGCCAGCCTCAGCCTCCCCCCGGAAGTCGTGACCGGTGTCGGCCCCGACACGTTCGAGATGAAGCAGGACCTTGAGCACCTCGTCAACGAGGCGGCAGACAGGTGGGCGACGGAGAAGGCACAGCGGGCGCAGTTCGCCCGCCTCCACGGCAAGAACGTCATCTACCGGACCCCGGGGATGAGGGACGGCAGCTTCCTTACCATACCCCTAAAGAACCATGCGGGCTACGTTTCCGGCCGTGCCCAGGTGGCGGCGTTCGTGATGCACAAGCACCCTGACGCCATCCTTGTCGAGACCTTCGAGCAGTTTGCAGTAACAGGCGTAGGGAGGACGAATGGCATACCTGGCAATCAACGGCCCCGAGGAGTGCAGCTCGATAGAGTGGCACTCTACCCTCGGCGAACTCAAGAACCGCCTGGAGGACACCACCCGGCCCTTCTCATGGAACGACCTGGAAAGGCTGACCAGGGACCGCCGGGCACTGGACAGGCTGGCAGACGTCATGCTCGATGCCGCAGTGAGCGAGCTGGTGAGGCAGAAGCAGCAGAGCGAGAGGTAGGAGGCACAAAAAAGATGAACCAAGCCACGAAGCGGCTGCTGTTCATGGGCGTAAAGCAGGCGGGGACGTACGACCCTGACGAGGCCCTAATCTGCATCGAGGAATCCCTTACAGGCAAGGAGGCCAAGGAGGCCCGTGCCTTCCTGGGATGGGTGCATAGCACGGGCAAGCAGTTCGGGTACGACACCATCGACGACCGCATCCAGGAATGGAAGGCCAGCCGGGCTACCTAAACCACGGGAAGTGCGGGGCGGGGTACCGCTCCATGCGGTATATCACCGCCTGCCCTGCCGCCCATACCACGACCGCAAGCATCAGCATCCACCACCGCCTTATAAAGCGTCCCATCTCCCCTCCTGTCCCTACCCCCTAGAATACCCGAAAAACCGCTATGCGCTGCTTTAGTTGAGGAGAACCATGCCGCACTCGCCCCTGCTGGTACCCAAGGAAGGCACCCTGCTCCCCACCCCAGGAGGCGGGGTAGGGGGGTTCGACAAGTCCGAGCTTTACGACGACCCCGCCTTCGCCACGAGGCAGCACCATGCCAAGCCGGGGAGCGATGACGAGTACAACATGCCGTTCGGGGAGAAGGGCTCGGAGCCCGAGGGCACCAAGCACGGTGCTCTCCTGCCGACGTGCCGCGACCACGGCACCGTCTCCCCCGCAAGGAGGAACCGGGACACGGTCTGCCCCGAGTGCGGCCAGGGGGTCACTTTCCTGAGCGACCTGCTCCACTCCCACGGGACGCGGGTGAAGGTCATGATTACCAGGGCCGACGAGGCCAGGCTGAGGGGCATGGGGTACGGCCAGGAGCAGATAGACAGGATGACGCCGGAGCAGGCAGAGGGCATCCTCGGGGGCGGCCGGAAGCACGGGGCCATTGACGCCTGCCCCCAGTGCCAGTGCCCCAAGGACCTCCACAGGCTCGGGGGGTGCATAGGGTTCGACAGGGAGGGCAAGCCCTGCAAGTGCCAGGAAAGGTACAGTGTTAGCCGGGAGGTATCCCCCGAGGACGAGAGGCAGCACAGGATACAGAGGGCATGGAACGGCCCGGCCCGCCGTGCCTCCCGCAAGTGCGAGTGCCACGGCTTCACGGAGAGCGAGGGGGACAAGTCCGTATGCACGTGCGGGCACCAGTGGCACGAGCACTGGCACAAGGGGGGCTTCGGGTGCAAGTTCGAGAAGGCATCCGCCCTCAGCAAGGCTGCCTTCCCCTCCGAGCCCGCCTTCCGGGCGGCCCAGATACTCGCCCAGTTCGGCAGGATAGCGGAGGCCGACGTCAGGAGGGTAGCCAAGGAGATAGACGACCTGGTTACCCATATGCCTATCTTCCCCCTGTCCAGGGGGGGACAGCCCAAGAAGGCAGTGTCCGAGACCCCCGTCAAGGTAATGGAGGACCTGGAGGACACCCCTCCCCTGCTCCGGTCCTCGGCCAGGGCGGCCTACACGGACGCCCAGAGGTTCAGGGAGGAGCTTAAGGAGGACGCGCCAGGCCTCGATGCCTACCTCTACCAGTCCGAGGTCTACTGCCCCGCCTGCGGCCAGGACGTCATCGACGAGCTGGTGGACAGGCACCTCATCCTGCCCCCTCCCCCCGGCACCGACTCCTCCTGGACCACGGACTCCGAGCATGTCCCCCAGCCCCTCTTCTTCACGGAGACGGACGAGTCCTGCGCGAGGTGCGGGGAGGAAATCGGGAAGAGCAGCGGGCCTGCGGGCATGTTCACCAGGGAGGACAGGGGGCTCCTGGGGGAGATGGGCATATCCGCCTCCCTCATCGGCCTGACCCAGAGGGTGAAGCCCAACAACCCCCTCCTCGTGCCCAAGGAGCCCGACCCGGAGACGGCCACGTTCCTCAAGGAGGGCAGCGATATACCCGAGGACACGATGGAGGCCGCGATTCAGCTATCCACGGGCGGGATGCCCGCATATGTCTTCTTCTCTCCCGAGATAGCCAGGGGGAACCCCTCCCTGCCCGGCGCCGGGTGGTCGGTGGGTACGAGCATGGAGGCCATGTCCCCAGGCGGGAGCCTTGTCACGATGATAAGGCCGAGCCATCCAGCAATGGGCAGGGCTGCCGGGGGCAGGCCCCGCTGCCCGCACTGCGGCTCCGACGACTACGGCCTGATGCCTGCCGACTTCGAGACCGCCAAGTGCAACGGGTGCGGGAAGAACTGGAACCATGGCATTGTCAAGGGGATAAACGCTAGCACCAAGTCCTACGGGGCGGGCACCCCCCTTGGCGGGACCGCCAACGGGGTAGGGCAGCCTGCGCCCGGCGAGGACCCCACGCATCCGGCAGGGTTCCAGCAGCCCACGCCTACCCCGGTCACCCCCCCGCCTGCCGGGCAGCCCTCCGGGCCCAGTGCCGGGACGCCCGCACAGCCCGACCCTGGGGTGGTAACGCAGAACATGACCTTGCAGAACCGGATGGTCCAGGGGATAATCAACCAGCAGGACCAGGGCAACCGGCCCCCGCCCTCCTCCTCCATCCCCCAGTCGGCGGTCAACGAGGTTACCCAGCAGAGCCCCCAGGCGGACAGGAAGCTGGTGGAGCAGGTGGCGGAGAGCCTCCAGGGCAAGGCAGGGGCCCTCATCGTCCCCGATATCGACCCGCACGACTCGCCGGAGTTCCTCCCCCCCAAGCAGCGCAAGCACCTGGACGATGCCCTTATCGACGAGACCGGCAACCCCCCCATCCCCCTGCACAAGGGCGCAGGGACGGCAGAGGACGAGCCCGAGGAGGACGTGACCGACCTCGGCACCGTGTACGGCAGGCCGCTGAGGAGAAGCTCTCCCCCTCCTCCCAGGAGGCCGGAGGAGAGGACGTTCATCAACCAGCCTGCCGTCCAGTACCCCACGGAGTACCCCGAGGGATGGATGGAGGCCTGTTACGAGTGCGGGCAGTTCATCCCGGACATAGACAGCGACAACCAGTTCTTCGACTCCCCTGACTTTGCCCGCAGCGCCCTCATCGACCACTATGCCATAGACCACCCGGACTCCCGCCCGCCCAAGTACCTGGACGAGACCGACGAGCCGCCCCCCGGCGCAGCCCAGGAGCCGACTGCTAATGAAGGCCAGGAGCCTAGCCTGGAGCTTACAGGCAAGGACAGGGAAGAGCTTAAGGCCATGGGCATCCAGGCAAGGAGGAAGACGGCGGAGGACGCCGCCTCCTGGTGGGCCAGCACTCCCCCCGATGCCAGGCGCAGCATGGCGGGCAGGCTGGGGATAGAGAGGTACTGGACCCACTTCAGGTGGACCTCCCTGCCCCCCGGCGTGCAGGACATGGTGAGGATACGCATCCAGGAGCCGACCCTGGAGCTTACGGACGAGGACAGGAAGGGCCTGGGGGAGATGGGGATACAGGCAGCCAGGACAGGCTGGGACCCCCTGCTGGCGAACAAGCTCTACGAGGAGGGCAAGGACGCCTTCGAGCACGGCAAGCCCGACGAGGCGGCGGGCCTCCTGAAGAAGTCCCTGGATAGCAACCCCTACAACGGCCCGGCGCACTTCATGCTGGGCATCGCTCTGGCACAGGAAGGGGAGATAGGGGGGGCGGTGTACGAGCTGGAGCGGGCGCTGAGGATAAAGCCCCAGGAGAACTACGCCTACCACTCGCTCATCAAGGGCATGGAGAAGGCGGGGCTGCTGGAGAACCTGCCGAAGGAGGTCCAGGACCTCCTGCGCGAGAAGATGGTCTCGAAGGCGGCCGGCAAGAAGGCTACCTGGTGGAGGTCCTGCGAGACCTGCGGCAAGCCTGCCCTGGAGCTGGAGAAGGGGCAGAACGTCAGGGGGCCGGTATGGTGTAACGAGTGCCGCTCCAAGGGTGGGCTTCCTCCTGAGGACACGTACTTTGGCCCCAAGGAGGTCAGGACCGCCCCCGAGGGTGAGCGCAGCGATATAAGGAGGATGTTCCCGGACGCCCCCGCTCCCGCGCAGTGCCCCAACTGCAAGGGGCAGGATACCGCCCCCGTGGACGACCCCGAGTCCGGCGGGGAAAGCCTATTGGAATGCAGGGGATGCGGGGCATTCTTCCCCCGCTAGAGACACAAATACATACTAGGGGACACCTTTAGTAGGCAGGATAATGGCCTTTCCAAAGACGGCGAACGCGATAGTCCGGGAGCCGGTCCTCTCCCCGCATGACTGGGAGAATGCCTGGGGGGGCCTCGCCTTCCATATCCCCCTGTCCCCCGAGGCCAAGGGCTTCTGGAAGACCGCCTCGTCCGCCCAGAGCAAGTACCTCCTGAGCCACTGCACCATCATGTCCTCCGTCGCCACCGAGGAGGAGCCCTACGACTTCCTTATCCGCCCGGCCAGCGCCCACCTGGTGAACAACAACGACGATGCCTGGTCCAACGATGTCATGAAGATGTCCCACAGGACCTTCGTGGGGGCCTTCAACTTCGTGGAGCACTTCCAGAACTCGAAGTACGCCAAGGGCCACATCATCGACAGCATCCTCAGGAAGATACACCTTACGCAGGACCCCAGGGACAGCGTCTACTTCGTGGACATCCTGGTCGCCACGGACCTCAGCCACAAGAAGCTGGCGGCCGACATACGCACCGGCAAGGTCAAGTACCTCAGCATGGGCTGCGTGACGGACCTGGTCATCTGCTCCTTCTGCGGCCAGAGGGTGGCCGATGCAGGCTCCTACTGCCACCACCTCCAGTTCAGCAAGGGGGCGTTCCTGCCCGACGACGACGGGGTGCCCAGGCGGATAGCCGAGCTTTGCGGCCACAAGTCCCTGCCGGGCGGCGGCGTGCGCTTCGTGGAGGCGTCCTGGGTACAGACCCCGGCGTTCCCAGGGGCGGTCAAGAGGTCCATAGTGTCGGAGGAGTGGATAGGCCCTGCCACCCAGTACACCAGGCAGGTATCGGCCTCGGGGGAGGAGTTCGCCAAGGCAGCCTCGGAGAACGATGACTACCAGGGCCTTAATGTAGGAGAGTACCTCCTCTCCATGGATGACGGGAGGAACCTACGGTAATGGCAGGACCTAACCCCCTGATTGCCGCCTACCAGCGCAAGGTCGCGGAGCTGGGCGAGCTTGACAACGAGATAAACAGCCTGGACATGACCCTCCCGGAGGGGGAGGGCGGGAAGACCTTCGACTACCTTGCCCAGAAGCGCACGGAGATAGAGCGCGAGATACGGGGCATGAAGGAGAAGATTGACCTCCTCTCCGCCTGGCAGAGGCTCAAGGAGGGCATGCACTGGTCCGAGGGCCTCCGTACCCAGCTAGACGGCCTGGACGAGAGCATCGGGGAGATAGCCACCAGCAGGTCCGCCGAGGGCGTTCAGCCCGAGGGGGCACCCCCCCTGGGGCAGCCATCGGCAGAGGCACCGCCGCCCGCAGGGCAGGAGGCACTGCCCCCCGAGGCACCTCCAGAGGCACCCCCCGAGCCCCTCCCCACCGAGGAGACACCGCCCCCGGCAGCACCGGCACCCGTCCAGGCGGCCAAGAAAGACAACTATCCGACTCCTGATAAGAAGGGCAGTAACGTCCCTAACCCTGAGAGAGGAAAGACTATGGCAAATGATTCCAAGACCTCGCTGAAGACGGCGCTAACCGACATGAAGGCCAGCAGGGAGGCAGTGACAAGGGAGGCCAAGACCCGTGTCGCAGCCGCCTGGACCATTGCCAAGACCATGCTGCCCACGGCACCCCCGGAGGCGCAGAAGGCCTTTGCGCAGACGCTCCTGGCGAACAGCACCAAGGCGCTGGTCGCGGCCCTGAAGCAGACGGCGGTCAACGCGCACTACTCCAAGGTCGCCGATGAGTTCAAGAAGGTCCACAAGGTCGAGATAAACGACCTGCTTGAGGACCCCTCCATCCTGACCAAGGAGAAGGGCGCTGTCAAGTCCGAGGTCAAGGGCGACCCGAAGAACGCCACCGGGAAGCAGGCGGACGACCGCAAGGACGCCGGGCCGCAGCCCGCTACCTATAGTGACGGCCGCGGATGCGGCGGCGGAACCCACTCCGAGCCGAAGGAAGTAGACTCTGGCAAGGCAGCGGAGCGCCCAGGGGCAGGAGAGCGCCCCGGCGACACCGTGAACCTGTCCGAGGGCAAGTCCGCTGGCAAGGAGTCCGACAAGGCAGCAGAGAAGGTGGAGAAGGCCAAGGCAAAGGCAGAGGTCAAGGACGCCAAGAAGGACGCCTCTGCCAAGACGGCCCAGCCCGTACCGCCCCCGCCTCCCGCAGCGGCACCGCCAGTGCCGCCAGCACCGCCCGCAGAGGGCGGGGCCCCCGCACCGCCGGAGGAGCCGCTCGCCGCCGAGCCGCCCGCCGAGGGTGCGCCGGCCGAGCCCCCGTCCGACCTCCCGCCCGTAGAGGGCGAGGGTGCCCTGCCGCCCCCAGGCGACATGCCGCCCGCAGAGGGCGGGGCCGCCGAGATGGTGACCGAGGAAAAGATTCGGGACATCTCGGAGAAGGTCCAGGAGGTAGCCCAGGAGATACAGGAGCTTCAGCAGGAAATCTCCGGGGAGGAGAAGGCAGGCGAGGAGGTCCCCGAGGGCGTCCTGGAGACAGAGGGCCAGGAGCTTGAGGAGACCGGCAAGGACCTCGAAGGAGAGGGCGCTGCCCTGGAAGGGGAGGGGGAGAGCCTGGAAGGAGAGGGCGAGGAGGGAGAGGGCGAGGCCCTCAACCTCGACAGCATCTTCAACGAGGACTCCATGGAGGAGAAGACCTCCGCTCTCGCCAACGAGGGGGACGGCTCCGGGGCAGAGTTCTTTGCACCGTCAGCCGCAGTGGAGATGGAGGCTGCCATCGACGAGAACGACATGGGCAGCATCCAGGACATGTTCTCCGTCGTAGGCTCCGATGCCGACCCGCTAGCGGCCCTGTTCGATGTCAAGACGGCCGCCCAGGTAGCAGGCATGGACGTGGTCCCCAGCTTCACCGGGGAGGCGGCCAAGAAGTTCCAGAGCGACACGGCCGGCAGCGATGGCAGGGACTATGATGACGACCACAGCGCCACGCTGTGGGCAGAGGTCATCAAGACCTCCGACCTGCCGGAGTTCAAGGACAGCGGCCCCGGCAAGGGCCCCGTCAGGGTCCCGCAGGACTCCAAGCCCAAGCTGGAGAGCCCCAAGGACGGCGACACGCCTGCCTCCCAGGGCAAGGCGGCCGCCAAGCCCGCCGCTGTGAAGAAGGCCCCGGCCACCCTGAAGAAGATTAAGCCGGTCATCGCCTCCGACAAGGACGCTGCCCTGCGCACCGTTGACATCGCAGACGCCCTGTTCGGGGACTCCGGCATGGGAGAGGGCCGGTAAACCTACAACACCATACGCCCCCTGGGCCAGCCGGGGGGCGTACCCTTATCAGGACACCCCCTTCATGCAAGATTGGCCACCCGCCAATAACCCGCAAGAGAGACCCCATAGAATCCCAGCAAGTCGGGCCTATACGGCTACGGCTGGAACCCCGCCAACCAAGCGCCCGGAACCGACTTCCGGGCGTCCCTTCTAGCCCGGAATTCTGCCGGTTCCGCAACTACGGCCCCCCTTATATGTAGGCGTGTGTGGCATGCTATAGCCCCGAATGTCCCTCCCTGGACGACGGGCTGGCGGGCCGCATAATCCAAACCGCCTGCGACGGAGTAGAAGAAAATGGGTCTAAAGCTCCTCTACTACGGACAGAACGACAGCGTGAACTGCACGCCTGACGTGCTCCTGACCGGAGACCCTGGCACTGACCAGCAGACGCTAATCAGCGCCGGGTACCTGGGCGGGCGCATCATGGCGCTGGCCTCCCCTGGCAACAACATCACCAACCAGGCGGTCATAGTTCCCTGTGACGTAGATGCTAGCGCCCCTGGCACTGAGACTGCCAAGGCGGGCATCGTCGGTCCTGGCCCGTACAACCCGAACGACAACTACTACACCTCGTCTGCGACCACCACTGTGGCAGCGGGCAACATCCCCTTCGGGGCGCTGCTCAACGGTCCTGGCGAGTTCTCCGGTGCAATCGGCCCCGCAGGGTCCAAGAAGGCCCCGCTGGTCCGTGCGCTCTGGCAGGGCAACCTCAACCAGGAGTCGTATGACACGGCTACCCTGGCCATGAACGCCTACAAGGTAGGACAGTACGTCTACTGCGGAGGCAACAGCAAGGGCAACGTCGGGCTGTACACTTCTTCCGGCAATGCCTCGACGGCGGGCCTCAAGATACCCGTGGGAATCTGCACTCACGTGCCGACCACCCAGGAGCCTTGGCTCGGCGTAGCCAGCCTGCTATAAGGCGAGAGGAGAAAAACTAAATGGCAAACCTTTCCCGCACCCAGCAGCAGACGGCAATGCTAGGCCAACTGCTGAAGACGGCCGGCGGACGGCAGAAGCTCGCCGCCAGCCTCGGACCGTCCCTGCGCAGGCGTCGTGACTACATGAGCATCGCCCGCAAGGCGCTCATGGTCGAGACCCTGCCGGACGGCGCTCTTCCCATCTACGACAAGGAGTTCGACATCGCGGCCCAGACCGTTTCCGGCCCTGCCGGTGGGTCCTTTGTCGAGGCCTTCGTGGTCGGCGAAGAGGGCGGAGACATCGTTCGGGTCACCAAGCCGAAGCGTGTCACCGTCCCGACGTTCGAGATTGTCTCTAACCCCATGATTCCAATCACCCAGATTAAGGAGCGCAGGTTCGACCTGGTCGCTCGTTCCCTTAACCTGGCGAAGGCAGAGGTCGGGGCAGCCGAGGACGGCTACGTCTTCGGGCTGTTCGATGCCGTTGCCGCCGCAGCCAACGTACAGGTCGCAGCGGACAACGCCACCAAGGCCGGCAGCGGCCCGTTCGACCCTGTCTACAATGGGGACATCGCAATCAGCCCGCCCGTTGACATCAACTCGATGGCCGACGGCTTCGGGCAGGTGCAGCGGCACGACCTCTCCGTGGCCTTCTGTTTCTTCAACCCGAGGGACTACACGGACCTGCTGAAGTGGAC